TGTGCTGGACGCCAACAAGCCCGGCGAGATGAAACTCGCGTGTCGTGAGGTGGTGGGCTGATGGCCAGTCGAGACAAACCCAATATCCGGGTCAAGATCGAGGGCGGCGAAGCCCTGCTCAAGGCCCTCCGAGACGCTGACGGCAACGTCAAGAAGTCGCTGCGGGCGGCCAGCAAGGCGGGCATGGACGTGATCAGGGCAGACGCCGGGGCCCGTATGCCGCCCAACCGATACAAGAAGGTATTGGTCATGAAGTCGTCCTTCCCGCGCAAGGAGATCTGCGAGGCCACAGTCCGGATCTCGAAGCGCGCCTGGAAGATGCGCTTTGTGGAACAGGGCGTCACCGCGCACGAGATCAAGGGGAGCCCGCTGGCCTTCGAGGGCGAAAACGGGCTCGTGATCACAGGGGCGGTCCATCACCCGGGCATGGCGGCCCGGCCGTTCATTCGGCCGGCGTTCGACGCCAAACACGAAGAGGCGAAGGCCGCGTGTGGTGAGTCGCTCCGGCAAGCCGTGGTGGAGGCCAGGATCGCCCAGGCCGCCGCCGACGATGAGGACTGATGCTCGCGGCCGAGGCGCTGGTCTTCCTGCTCGGCTCGAGCGCCGGCGTCGCGACGATGGTGGGCGGGCGGGTGTATCCGCAGCTCGTGCCGCAGACCGCGACCCGGCCCGCGATCGCCTATCAGCGGATCAGCCATATCCCGGAGCACTCGCACTCGGGCTTCAGCTCGCTGACCCGGACGCGCTACCAGCTCACCCTCGAGGGCAACACCCACGCGGAGGCGCTCAACCTGGCTCTTGCCGTTCGGCGAGCGCTCTCGGGCGTTCGGAACACGGTTGGCGACTTGACGGTCGTCACGATGGTTGAAAACGAAACAGACGGCTACGGCGACACCGCTCAGGTGCCCGTTGTCCGGATGGATCTGATGATGACGCACAACGAATCATAGGAGGCGCATGGGAAAGATGAAAGCGCTATTGCCCACCGAGCCCGAGCCCGCTGTCCCCGCGGGGCCGCCCGCAGGGCCAGACGACAGCCAGTGGGTTGTCGGGAACTGGCGCGGGATGGAGCAGCACACCTGCTCGATCTGCCTGCGCGACACGCTCAGCGGGATCAAGGCCGCGCGCGAGATGAAGGCCGCTTGCCCGCGCTGCGGGCCGCCGCCGGAGATCACCAGCACGGCCGACATTCTTGTGGCCGACAAGTGGGGGAAAGAAAAGCCTCCGAAGGAGTAGCGAATGGCACGCACTGCACTGACCAAAACCACCGCGCCGGGCGGGTATGCCTCGGCCGGCGTCGCCGTCACGATGACGGCCGCCGACGTCGCGAACGGCAACTCATTCACGGCCGAAGCCAACGATCTCGTCATCGCTCAGAACACCGGCGCCGGCGCGCACGCGGTCACGATGACCAGCGCGGCCGATCCGTTCGGGCGCCTGGGCACGATCTCGGCTGAGTCGATCGCCGCCGGCGCGATCCGGGTCTTTGGCCCGTTCCCGCTGCCGGGCTGGGTGCAAACGGACGGGAAGGTCTACCTTTCCGCCGACCACGCCGAGGTCAAGTTCGGCATCATCAAGCTGAGCTAAGGCCCAGCGGGAGGAAACACAATGGCTTCATCTGCAACTGCGGCGTTTGGGACGCTGCTCAAACTGGGCGACGGCGGCGGCTCCGAGGCGTTCGCCACCATCGCCGAGGTCAAGAACATCAAGGGGCCCAAGCTCAAGCTGGACACGATCGAAGTGACCAGCCACAGCTCGACCTCGGCGTTTCGCGAGTTCATCGCGGGGCTCCTGGACGCGGGCGAGGTCACGTTCGACATCAACTGGCTCCCAGCCAACGCCACCCAGAGCTACAGCGCGGGCGTGCTCAAGGACATGTACAACCGCACCAAGCGCAACTTCCAGCTCGTGTTTCCGGCGGCGAGCCCGGTCACCTGGACGTTTGCCGCGTTCGTGACGGGCTTCGAGCCGGACGCCGCGGTTGACGGGGCGCTGACGGCCTCGATCACGCTGAAGCTCACCGGCGTTCCGACGCTGGCGTAAGCCTATGGCAGAGCAGTCACTCCGAGACCGCATCCTCTCCGCCGATGACCGCCCGAAGGAGGCGGTATTCGTGCCGCAGTGGGGCCTCAGCGTGTTCGTGCGGACCCTCAGCGGCGCCGAGCGCGACGACTGGGAGGCGTCCATCGTCCAACAGAAGGGCAAGACCACGACCTATGACCTGCGCAACCTCCGGGCCCGCCTGGTGTGCAAGTGCATCGTCGACGAGAGCGGACGGCGGGTGTTCTCTGACCACGAGGCCGAGGTGCTGGGCGAGAAGTCGGCCGCGGCACTCGATCTGCTCTTCACTGTCGCGCAACGGCTGAACGCCCTGACCAACGCCGATGTGGAGGAGCTGGGAAAAGCCTCCGGGATCGTCCAGAGCGCCGGTTCTGGTTCCGGCTGAGTCTGGCGCTGGGCCTGAGCGTCGCCGAAGCGCAGGCCAGGATCGACGCCCGGGAGTTCGGGGAATGGATGGCCTACGCGGGGCTGGAGCCGTTCGGCGAAGAGCGGGCGGACCTGCGCGCCGGGATTGTGGCCAGCACGGTGGCCAACGCGGCCCGGGACCCAAAGACTCAGCGTGATCCGTTCACGCCCCAGGAGTTTATGCCGAAGTTCGAGACGAAGGAAGCGACCGAGCAGACGCCCGAGCAGATGCTCTCCATCGTGGAGATGCTCAACGCGGCGTTTGGTGGACAGGACTTGAGGCCCAAATAATGGCGACGCTTGCGACACTGCTTGTAAGACTGGTTGGCGACATCAGCGGCTTTTCCGAGTCGATGGGAAAGGCCGAGGACGTCGCCTCCAAGGCCGGGGGTAGTCTCGCCTCGAAGCTGGGCGGTGGCTTGGCCACCGTTGGCAAGGTGGCCGGTGGCATCGCCCTGGCTGGCATCGCCGCGGCCGGGACCGCTATGGTTGGCTCGGTTGGGGCGGCGAACGATTGGGCTGGCAAGCTGGATAGTCTGCAGGACGTGCTCGGCACGACCGCCGACGACTCGGCCGCACTGATGGTGGCCATTCGCGGGGTGGGGGGCGACACCGATGCCATCACCGGCCAATTCGCCAAGCTCACTACGGGCATATTTGACGCGAAGGGCGGGCTGTCGACCTCTGGCGTCGCGATGGAAAAGCTCGGGATTGCGTTCCGAGACTCCAACGGGCAACTCCTGCCCACCACCGATCTCATCAAGAACATCGCCGATCGGCTTGCCCTGATGCCCGACGGGCTCGAGAAAACCGACGCGATGATGACCCTCTTTGGCAAGAGCGGCAAGGACATGGGCGACACCATGAACGCCCTGGCCAACGGCGGGCTTGAGGCGGCCCGGGTCAAGGCGCAGGCGCTCGGCCTCACGATCGGACAGGACGGGGTAGAGAAGTCGCTGGCGATGGGCCGGGCGATGGAGGATCTGCAGATGGTGGGGCAGGGCCTGGCCGTCTCGCTGGGCAGTCAACTGCTCCCGGCTATCGTGCCCTTGATTCAGAAATTCGCCGAGTGGGCGATCTCGGTCATGCCCGAGGTGCGCCGAATCGTCGAAAAGGTAGGCGAGGTGATCGGGCAGCTGGTCGAAGGGATCACCCGCGGGACGGGCCCATTTGGCGAGTTTGGAACCACGGTTCGCCAGATATTTGAGACGATCGGGCGGGTGGCCGGCGAGGTGATCGGCTGGCTGCGGGAACACTGGCCGGAAATCTCGGCCACCGTTTCAGCGGTCTTTGCCGCGATCAAGGGCTTTGTGGATACGGTGCTCGTGCCGGTGATCGCTTTCGTTATTGAAACGGTGGGCAAGGTGGTCTCGTGGGTGCGCGAGAACTGGCCGCTGATCCAATCCACCTTCGAGAAGGTCTTCAACGCGATCAAGACGGTGGTCGAAACTGTCGCGCCAATCCTCGAGCAGGTCATCGGCGGGACGTTCAACTCGATCAAGGCCATTGTGGAGACGGTCATCAACGTGGTGTTGGGAATAATCAAAACCGTGATGCAGGTGATCAACGGTGACTGGGAAGGGGCCTGGAACTCTGTCAAGCAGGTCGTCGTCGATATCTGGAACGGGATCCAGAACTTCTTTGGCGGGCTGCCCGCTCAGGTGCTGCAGTTCGGGGTGAACATCATCAACGGCCTGATTCAGGGGATCCAAAACAGCGCCTCGGGCGTACTGAACGCTCTCCGAGGCATCGTCGACGGCGCGATCAACACAATAAAAAG